ACCGTAAAATATCCATGCGGAAAATGCATGGAATGCAAACGTCGCCATCAAAACGCCTGGGCATTCAGACTAAAACAACAACGCAAAATATCCACGTCAATATGTTTCTTAACTCTTACTTACGAAAATCCGCCGCTATCCTTCAACAAGCAACCTACGCTGCACAAGAAAGACCTACAAAACTTTTTCAAACGAATACGCAAGAAAATAAAGAACAGTACACTCAAATATTACGCATGCGGCGAATACGGTTCAATTACCCAACGTCCACACTATCACGCAATCGTCTACAACTTACCGCATTCCTGGATAACCGATTCATCCAAATTATACGACACCTGGAACCACGGACATATACACCTGGGCGATACTCAAAATGGCTCAATAGAATATACACTCAAATACATGGACAAGGGCAGATGGGAACCACAACACGAACTCGACGACAGGAATCCCGAATTCTCGCTCATGTCAAAAAAACTTGGACTCAACTATCTAACTCCACAAATAATAAAATACCACAAATCCCGATTAGAATCCTATGTTACTCTCCCAGGTGGACAAAAAACCTCAATGCCGCGGTACTTCCGCGACAAAATTTTCAACTACGACGAAAAACAAATCATATCAGCAGCAGCTGAAGAATCTAGACACTTAAACTTTACAAAATTATTCAATGACTCATACAAACACGAAGACACATGGAAAAAAGACCAAATCCGAAAGGAAACGAAACAATTAAGGCTCTCAAGACAAAAAATATGAGAACTTTCAGAACTCAATTCGACCCTAACTACGCACCCTCAACTGGTGAAATCAACCTGGAACCATCACAAACGGTACCAGACCAATCACTTTCAATACGTACACTATTACTAAATCATTCCAGGGGAATTCCCCTGGACGTAAACCATAACGAAGGACAATATTTCGAACACGAAATTCCTCAAATAAACGACATTACTGACCTATTCGACAACCGTCGAAACCTTCACAACCAAAAAGCAGAACTAGACGAAGTCGTTAAAAGCGAAATCAACGCAAAAAAGCAAAAAGAGGTACAAAACCCTCCTAAACCAACAAAACCCGCAGAAAATGCACCCGAGGACGCTCCACCGTCCGATTAATAGCAATTTCTAAACCGTGGAAATAAAGAGCAACCTAGTTGCTCTTTTTTTCTGCGGTCAAAGTTCATGAAATGAACGCTACCACAACAAAAAAACATAAACAGACTCCACCACAAGCAAAGCCAACGCAGCCGCGTAAGCGGCTGGTGTTGGCAGTGGATGTCATCCAAACTAACTAAAATAAAAATGAATTTCGCAGAAATTCAAAAAAGCACTAATACCTACTTGATATATTAGTGCTAATTGACACCAAGCTCATTATCAACAAGTTACAAGCGAATAATCAGCACACGCAGTACGCAAAACTATAAAGCGCAACTCTCTGATAATCAAGCAGTCAATTAAAAAACTACAAAAAAACAAAAAAATTAGTAAATTACTTGTATATTTACAAAAATCAAAAATCAATACACAAACATGGAAAATCCACTAACAAAAGCAGAACAAAAACTGCAAGACACACACCGCAGCGCGGCAATCTTACACGCTATCGAAATCGAAAGCAACTTCAAATTATACTCCTACCGAATCATCGACCACGATGTATTCCTACAACGTACACTCGAACTTACTCAACTCCTTACCAAAACACTTAAAAATGGATAAGGAACAAATCATCATGGAACTAGAACAAATCAAAGTTACCATGGTATCCAACAGGCAAACGAAAACCCTGGCTTTCAGCCAGGTTATTTCACTCCTGGACAAACTAACCCAATATAAACTATTCTAATATGTCAGTAGCAGCAGCAGCAGGCATCGCCGCCGCAGGAAGCCTCATAGCACAAGGCGTTTCCAATTCTGGAAACAAAAAATCACAAGCTCGCGCAGACGCTTACAATCTCGCTCAATGGCACCGCCAAAACGACTATAACGACCCTCAAAATCAAATGTCCCGGTTAAAAAATGCGGGACTAAATCCTAACTTAATATATGGCTCCAACGCATCAGGCGCCGCGGGCAACGCCGATGGCGTACCACCATCTAAAGCGGCACCCTATGAATTCAAATCTCCAATCGCCGATGTACAAGCAACCTATGGCATAAAAAATACCGAAGCGCAAACTGACAATCTTAAAGTACAAAATACGGTCCTAGAACAGGAACGACAACTAAAACAAGCGCAAACACTAAAAACCCTATCCGAAGGTAGGCTCTCAAAAACTCAAGAACTCTACGCCGATGACCTAATCAGTACAACACTCGAAGGTCAAAAAGAAATCAACCGCAAACGCGAACAAGAAACAATCGGCGCAGAACTAGACAACGCATTCAAAGATGGCGCACTTAAAGACCAACTAAAACGCATCTACTACGAAGCCGCCAACGCTCGAGCAACCTACAACGGTCAAATACTCAAAAACAAATTAACAAAATACGAAGCCGATTTAGTAAAATTAGGCATCTCGCCGAACTCCCCTTGGTGGGTAAAACTCCTTGGCGATGGCTCCGACAAAATCGACGCTCTCGGCAAAGCAATAGACGACTACGGAAAAAACAAAGTACAACCCTGGCTAAAATCCAAATTTAAAAACTAAAAACTATGTCAATCTTCACTAAAGTACAAAACCAAAAAGTAGGCTCAAACACGTTTGACCTCTCACACGATCGCAAAATGTCGATGGACATGGGATTACTCACTCCAATCCATTGCCAGGAAATCGTACCAGGCGACAAAATAAACATGTCAACCTCTCAAATGCTCCGCATGGCTCCAATGATAACTCCAGTCATGCATCAAGTAAAAGTATATACGCACTTTTTCTTTGTACCAAACCGACTACTATGGTTACAATGGGAACAATTCATAACAGGCGGCGAGGACGGACTCGATACATCGGTCTTTCCTTACGTTACCGCACGCTCCAACATGGTTACAGGCTCCCTATCCGATTACTTCTCTGTACCTGTCGCAACTCCTGTCTCTCACGACATGCAAATTTCAGCGTTACCCTTCTACGCCTACAATCGAATATATAACGAATACTATCGAGACCAAAACCTCGTTGAACCTTTAGGCGACACCGCTATCGACGGCAATAACTCAAACGTATTCGTCTCTGGCGGAACGCAACTCCAAAATTGGATTGCATTACCACCACAACGACGCGCTTGGCAACACGACTATTTCACAAGCGCATTACCCTGGACCCAAAAAGGACCAGAAGCAACCATACCATTAGGCTCTACCGCTCCCATCAATTTCATACCCGACGCAGAACGTTACCCAGGCGCGGGCTCTGGTACATCAATGTACAATGAATCAACCGACACTTACGCAAACGACGAACTACTATCATCAGGATTCACAAATAACGCTCGTATAAAAAATTCACTATCTCAAACCCTGTCAATAGACAATTCCTATTCACTAGAAACAGACCTATCACTTGCCACCGCATCAAGCATCAACGACTTAAGAAGAGCATTTAAACTACAAGAATGGCTCGAAAAAAACGCGCGCGGTGGCTCCCGTTACATCGAATCAATTCTATCACACTTCGGCGTCCGTTCTTCCGACGCCAGGCTACAAAGACCCGAATTTCTCGGCGGTGGTTCAACACCGATGGTTATCTCCGAAGTATTACAAACATCAGACGCCGCCGCTGGCGAAACTCCCCAGGGAAACATGGCAGGACACGGAATATCCGTAGGCGCAAATAATTCATTCTCCTACTACGCCGAAGAACACGGATATATTATCGGCATCATGTCAATCATGCCAAAACCCGCCTATCAACAAGGCATTCCAAAACACTTCCTCAAATTCGACAAATTTGACTATTACTGGCCATCTTTCGCTCACATTGGCGAACAACCTATACAAAACAAAGAACTCTATATTGAAGGCGACTCAACCGACGAAGATACCTTCGGTTACACACCACGATACGCCGAATACAAATTCATTAACTCGTCAGTACATGGCGAATTCAGAACTACTCTAGATTTCTGGCATATGGGCAGAATCTTCGCCACACAACCCGCATTAAACAAAACATTCATCGAATGCGACCCTACCGACCGCATATTTGCGGTCCTAGAATCAGAAAAAATCTACTGTCATATATTCCACCGAATTAAAGCCACTAGAAAAATGCCATACTTTGGCACACCACGCATGTAAACCTTAAAAATCATCAATCATGAGACGACGCAGAAAATCATTCAGAAAAATTAGCAAACGCAGAACACAAAAACGCAAAAATAGAAAAATCAACTCGTACCGAATGGCTCGAGGTGGCATCAGACTATAACTATGTGCATCAGCCCAGGAACCAAAAAACGCGACTACAACAAAATGAACGGTCAAAC